ACTAGCTGCTAGAACTGGAACAGCTGGTGTAGAAGAAGGTCTTATAGACAATATGTCTAGCACTGGCTCTACTGCAGGTGCTCAGTTTATTGGTGCAGGTGGTGTAAATACCATTGGAAGAATTATTACAAGTACTACGACAAGCGGTTTTGGTGTTTCTAGTACACCTACCGCTTGGGGCGGATTTACCCCAACCGTAGAAATTAGAGGTTCTAGCTCATCTATAGTTGGCATAAACTTCTTTATGAATGGCGGTCCTTTTATTAGGGCATACGATGGTTCTGGAAATGCTAGAGGCGCGTGGGCTGCAGATGGATCTGTAGTAGTTGGCCAAAGTAATACAAAGCTTGGAACATTATCTGTTTATACGGATGCTTCTGGAACAGTTGGATTAGTTGTTCGAGGGGCTACTAGCCAAAGCGCAGATCTTCAAAGATGGCAAAACAATGCGGCAACTCCTGAAACTTTATCTAAGGTTGATTACCTTGGAAGAATGTATATTCCAGGTGGGACAACTATTTATGACTACGCGGTGGAGTCCGCAGGTGCAACTGACACTGCTTGGAAAAAACTAATAGAGGTAACAGCTCCTACTGGATTATACACAGGCGCATCTTATCAAGTTGATGTTGTAGATAACTTTGATAATTATGGAATTGCTGGAAGTTCAAATACCCCTCAGACTTTTAAATTCTATGTAAAAATTACAAGAAGCATGGGTACTCAAGATGACGTACTTGCTGCGGTTGTTTTAGGTCCAAGCGTAAACTACGTTCGTGTTGTAAAAACAAGTTCTTCTTTGTATGAAATTCAAGTACGTCAGCCAGACGTGTATAGAGTAGTTTCATTTAAAGTAAGAAAAATTGTTCAAAATAACACAACTGAAAGCTACACTCCTTCTGGAAAAACTTATCTTGGTTTGGATGCTGGATCTACTACAGGAACTATCTATGTTCCAGTAAATGATTCTGCAACATTTTCTAACTTTGTTGTTGAAAACTTTAGTCAACTTTCTTCTAATAGATTGTTTGTCCAGCCAATAACTGGTTCAACAAATGCTACGGTTCCAGTAACTATTCGTGGTGCTAGTGGACAGACAGGAAACTTGCAAGATTGGCAATCATGGAACGGAAGTACAGCAACTACATTAGCAAGCATTGACTCTTCTGGTCGTTTTAATTCTACAACTGCTGGAAACTTTGGTGGAATATCTGTAGGTTTGGCATTCCTTGGTGTCCAGACTTCTGCTAATACTTGGGGTCTTGCGGTTCGTGGCGGTGCTTTGCAGGTAAACCATCTAAGCGTTTTACTGAACTCTAGCGGAACTACTTTAGGTGGTGTAAACGCTAATGGTCAGTTATTCTCAGGTTCAGCACAACCACTAACCACATCTACTGGCGGTGCAACTACTGCAACCTCTGGTACAGGCTCTGTCGCGACAATTACAACTACATCAAACCACAATTTGGCTTCTGGTGATAGGGTTACCGTTGCAGGTGTAACACCAACAGGATATAACGGAACATATATTGTTACTGGAACTCCTACAACAACAAGTTTTACCTATAACAACGCAACTACTGGTGCTCAAACTGTTGCTGGTACCGTTGCAATTGATGCACAAGCATCTATTGTTGCTAGATCGGCTGCTACCACTCCTTTCATACTTCGAGCAGCTGTTAATCAGGGTGTTAACATGCTTAGAATTGAAGGATCTGGTGGCTCCGCTGTTATAACTATGGATGCTGCTGGAGGAGCTTTCTTTGCAGGAACAATTACTCACAACGGTTTCTACCAAAACTTCAACAACATGTTGACTTCTGGCAATATGACTATTGGTCTTAATTCTTCAGCTTCTGGAGTTCAGTTAGGTGTCTATTCCACATCTACAACAAATGTTGGGGCTATTATTCGTGGTGCTAATGGTCAGACTGCTGACTTACAGCAGTGGCAAACTTGGAATGGTACAACAGCGACTACTGTTGCGTTAGTTACAAGCGCAGGCGCACTAACACTAAAACCAGTAGCAAACGCAGCCAACCAATCAAGGGGCATACTCTTATCAAACACATCTGATCTATGGCAGTCAGGACTGTATCTAAAATCAGATGGAAGCGGTAATCCAAGACTAACTTTACTCGCTCCGACTGGAGCACTGGGTGAAGCAATTAGCATTGACGCTGCAGCTAAGGTTGGTATTGGAAATACTGCTCCTATCGCCCAGTTGGACGTTTATAGTCAATTATCCACTCGTATTGGTGTTGTTATTCGTGGGGCAGCTAGTCAATCAGCTGATTTATTAGTTGGACAAGATAATAGCGGTAACACAACACTTTTTTCTGTTGCGTCATCGGGAGCTTTATTTACTAATTCAACTTTATTTACTACCGCTCAAACATATGTTTATGGTGCAGCTGATTATGGCGCGGCTTTAAACGTTCAAACTAGGGCTACTGGCTCTCAAGGCATAATTGTTCGCGGTAGAAGCGGTCAGACAGTCAATCTCCAAGAGTGGCAGACAAGCGCTCCTAGCACGGTTGCCTCGGTATCTCAGACTGGTAAGGGAACATTTGATGTTCTTAATGCACCTAACGGAGCATTTTTTGGAAATCTCACAGCGCAGCCTGGTAACGGTGCTTATCTTGCTGTTCAAGCTTACTCTTCTGCTCAAAGACCTTTTATGGTGCGTGGATTTGGAGCTATTACAGCAAATCTTGTTGATTACCAGGATGGATCTGCCGCTATTGTTGGTGGACGTAGCGGTGTAGGACAAATCTTTACTGGATCTATTGCACCGTTGACTACATCAACAGGTGGGGCAACAACGGCCACTTCTGGAGACGGAACTACAGCAACCATAACTACCACAAACAACCACAACTTGGCTGTTGGTGACATTGTAACAGTTGCTGGAATTACTCCAACTGGATATAACGGTACTTTTTCTGTTGCTTCTACCCCAACAACTACAAGCTTTACTTATGCAAACACCACTACTGGATCTCAAACTGTTGCTGGAACAGTTAGAGTTTATGCCCAAGCCTCGTCTGTTTCTCGATCTGCCGCAACGGTAGGCTTAATTGTTCGCGCTGCAGCAAGCCAGGTTACCGATATTCAACAATGGCAAATATCAGATGGTACCGTTAGAGCTTATATAACTGCAGACGGATCTTTCTTAACATCTTCAACTCTAACTACTATGGGAAACCTTAGAGTTGCTGGAACTGCAGGAACCGGTGGAGGATCCGGTGTTATTGGTATAGCTAATGCTGGAACTGTTCCGTCTTCCAACCCTAGCGGTGGCGGTGTTCTATTTGTTGAATCTGGTGCTCTAAAATATCGTGGAACTTCTAGTTCAGCACGAACCATCGTAAATGCGGATGGAACAGACCCAAACCCACTAGATGGTACAACCTCAACCGCCGCAGCTGGTGCAGGTTTTATGGGTCTTCCACAAAATTCAACAACAACTGGCTCTTACACTATTGTAGCCGCAGATGCAGGTAAGCATATTTACGCTTCTGCTACTCGCACAGTGACAATCAACTCAAACACAAACCTTGCACTGCCTATCGGCACAACACTTACGTTTATTGCTGGCTCGGGTGCAACTATGACTATTGCTATTACTTCTGATACCATGTATTTAGCAGGTACTGGAACTACAGGATCTCGTACTCTTGCTCCATTTGGTATGGCTACTGCAGTAAAGATCACATCCACTTCATGGATTATTAGCGGAAACGGATTAACATAATGGCTGGTTGCGTGCAAGGACTTATAGGATCATATAAATCGGCTGGTGCCCCGACTTCCGGTAAATACTGTACAAGTGCTCAAGTGTCTCTTGCTTGTTGCACTTCTACTGGGATCTGCGCAGCTGCAGATTTTGGTTTGGGAGCAACTTGTTCTCCAGTAGACGCCCAAGGCCCATTTACTTGGACTTACGACTGCTAGGATATAAATATGCTTACAGATGATTCAATTCAATTTACAAGTGCTGGTGGAGTTAGAGGCGTTCCATTAGTTTGGGTAATAGATACTCGATGCTTGTACGACCTACCGCTATCCGTAGAGCACGCTGCTATTTTTACAGGATACGACCAAATAGTTGACATCTCGGAAGACTACCCGGGCCATGATGGAATCACCGTTAAATTTTTAAAAGACGGTGAAGTTTTAGAAGAGTTTCAAACTTCAGAGTATTTTGGAAGTATTCTTCTTAGCGAGCCTCTAGTTTTAAATCTTTTAGAATATCCTTATGGACTATACGTTGTGTCTCCAAATGCTTTATTTGTTAATAACGAGTTTGTAATTATAGATACCGACATGTCTAAATTGGAGCCTTTTCACCGTGAACACTGAGCCTAAAAAGTCCCGATGGGAGCAATACAAAGAAAAAAATGGTGTGACACCGTTAGATCTCTTAAATCCTAAAGCTCGTAAGATTGATGAAAGCCATGCCCAGGGGAGAATTAGGCAAATGGTAAATCTTAAGGAGAATATTATGCCGTTTAATGTACCAGATGACGTAAAAATTCAGTTACTAACTAATAGAATCGAATCTTTAAATCTAGAAGGTTATCAGCATGAATTAAACAAAAAAACTGCTGAGCTTTCAGGAGATGAAGACGCTGTGACTAGAGCTGACGCAGCAATTACGGTTATTGAAGCTGCTATTGAAGCTGCTCAAAATGAGTTAGACAGCTTAGAAAGTTAATTTTTAGGCTTTTTTGGTCGTGGTTCTTGTCTAGGATCCCGCACAAACACTATTCCTTGGTGTTTTAGTTCACAACACTCGGCTAATTTTCGGACGACAAACACTTGCTTACATACCTTGCATTGGTATGGATCTTCGTATTTGCTATATTCCACGCTGGCCTTACGGTCGTCGATCTTGTGATCTAATTATCTCACTTAGCCAGATTCCCTATGTGGTAAAGTTGTTGTATAAACTTAAAGTTAAGTTTATACGGGAGAAATCGGCAAAAAATGGTGTACAAAACTGATACATTATTATACAAGTGGTTAGGTTAAATAGAGATGATGCCAAAGCAAGTGAAGGTTGGCCTTCACATATTCAAGATCGTTGAAAAACCTTCGTTAGAAGATGGAATGTTGAATGAAGGGAGCTATGGATATACTTTAGAGAATCAAAATCTTATAGTAATTGATAAAAATGCTCCTAAAAGCAAAAAACAGGTTACTTTACTGCATGAGATCCTCCATGCTTGTAGAATGTCGTTGGAGGGGCCAACCAGACCTAAAAAATCTGATGACTATGAGACCTGGGAGCATCATTTTATAGGAATCTATGAAAATGCAATGCTTATGGTCATGAGGGAAAATCCTACGGTTCTAAAATGGCTCTTAGAGACTGGTGAATAGATTTGACAGATCCAGGTAAAGCTCTTTTATACGCCCGTGTATCGACCCAGCTTCAAGTAAATGACGGTGTTTCTCTCGACGTCCAGGAAAGACAGCTTATAAATGCTGCTGAAGTGGCTGGATTTACTGATTATGAGCTAATTCGAGAAGAGGGTCGCTCAGGTAAGTCAATTACGGGCCGTCCGGCTCTTACAGCCGCTTTAAAGCGATTAGACACTGGGGATGCTTCAGCCCTTTTTGTGACGCGTATCGACCGTTTAGCCCGCTCTACGAAGGACTTTTTGAGCATTATAGACAGGGCAAATGCCAACAAATGGCGTCTAGTCATGCTAGATCTAAATCTGGACACAGCTAGCTATCAAGGCCGGTTTGTGGTCACAATTATGTCCGCCCTAGCAGAGATGGAACGTGGAATTATTGCAGAACGTCAAAAGGACGTTCACAAGGATAGACGAGCCCGTGGAATCAAGTGGGGCGTCGATATGGGGCCTAAAAATAAAACTTCAGACGAGATTAAAGATCGAATCAAAGCGGAAAGAAAGCTTGGCAAGTCTTACAGGGAGATAGCTTTAGGTCTCAATAAGGACAATATCCCCACCCAAAATGGTGGGAAGTGGTACGCCACCACGGTCAAAAATATCGTGGATAGATAAAAAGAAGCCGGATCTAAAAGACCCGGCTCTTTTTGTGTCTCTCCCCGAGATCACGTTTTTATTCTAGTATCTAAACTAGAAATTCCTTGCAATGCTGGTCGCTCTACCCCAGTCGACGTCGGTATTTGGAACAGCTCTTGGCGGAATAAACCTACCCTTAATAACTGCTGCTTTTCCTTGCCCGACAATTTCTAGACCACGGTCGTTTAACTTACGAGTAAATCCAATATTGCTAAGTGGACGTTCTCCGCGTTCTTCACTCCACATTCTGTAGACTGCATAAACTCCTGCTAGTTGAGTTTCACGGTCCGCATCTTCAACTGTCTCTTCTTCTAAGAACATGCCAATGCGATCTTCGTTCTTACGATACATCTCAGCGGCTTCTGATACTGCAGCACACCATCCAAGTGGATCACGAGCACTTGAACCAAGATACTTAATTGCTCCTTCGACTGCCCAAGCAAGTACAGCCGGTAGACCGCCTTCTGGATCTTCTAAATAAGCTTTTAGATCTGGGTCTGCCATTTCTGGTTTATGTACCCATGGAATTGGACGTAGACGTCTCCACATAGCATCATCGTTAATGATAGGTCTGTGGTTAGTTGTGATCCACAGCTTACCTTGGGCACGGAATGTAAATGGCTTTTCACCAGGAGAACGTCCTTGGATTGTAGATGACCCAGTCATGCTCTTTACCTGGTTTTCGTTTAGACGTTCTGATTCTGGAAGCTCGTCTACCCAGATCATTCTCTTACCACGGAGTTCGGCTAAATAGTATTGGTTTGAGCTGTTGTTCTGAGAACCATTGCCAATAGCCAGCTGGTCTGATGGTAATGTACCAGCATATTGATCTGTGCCCATGGCTCTTACAATAGTTTCAACAAACGTGTTCTTACCAGAACCGGATGGTCCGTAAACAAGGAATAAAACATCTTGGTTGCTAAGACCGGTAAGAGTATAGCCAACAGCTCGTTGAATCCACTCTTGTAGTTCTTTATCTCCACCCGTGGCGTGATTAATAAATTCTTCCCAACGGACGTTACGCATTCCAGGAGTGTACGCAACAGGTGCTCGTTTTGTAATATGCAGATCTGGCTGTCCTTTAATAAGTTCACCTGTTTTTAGATTAATTACTCCATTAAGAACGCCGAAAAGATGATTGTGGTTATCCCACTCTTCAACTTCATTGACAATACGAGGGTCTGATTTAGCGCTTTCAATTGCTGCACGCATTCTAGAGTTTGCTCTTGCTTGATATGCCCACTTGACTACTTCACGCTTTTTATCATCGTCTGTATATTTAGCGGTCTCAGCTGCAACGATTGTAGGTAAGTGTTTTGCAAGTTCCTGTGTTGCCAAATCTTCAGCATCTGGCTTCCAGTACTGGCCATCCCAGATAAACCATCCAAGACCAGGGGTATAGCGCATTACGTTACCAAAAGAATCCACTAGTCGACGTCCGTTACCGATATCAGATAAAGATCTACGCTCAGGATCTCCACCCTCGTTCTCCGATAAGGCATCAGGGTTGTTTGGTACATCGACGTTGTTTGCACTAAATGCTTGAGATACTGAAACGCCTGAATGAGCAGCTGCAGAAATAGCAGCACCAATACCACTTTGCATTCTTGGGTCTTGTGGTGGAGTTGATGAACTCGGCGTGGAGCTTGTTGATGCTGATCCAGTTCCGTCAACCGGTCTACTTGCCCACTCAGTAAGTCCTGGCCAAATTTTTTCAGTAATTGGATTTTCAGCAACAAAGTCCATTGCTCTACGAACGTGCAACACGTTCGCCTTTGTATTCAAGATCATTCATCCAATCCCAGTCGCCGGCACCGTGTGAACTTACACCGCGACGTGATTTTTTACGAATAACTTGTAAAAGTTCTTCAGGAGCTTCTGCCATTTCCATTTCCCATGGAGCGTGGCCTGGCTTCCACTCGTACTCAACGCCGGAAGCATGGCGTGATGGGGCAACCATTACGTAGCCGTTGTGCTTGATGTCGATTCCTGGAAGTTCTAAAGCTTTTAGATTTCCTTGGAACTGTTCACCTTCAGACACTTTGTAATAAAGATGACGACCTCTAGCAGTATTGCCGTTGTATGTATACACTCCGGTAAAAGCTTCAACGGTTGGCGGTAAGCAATAATCTAACTGCTCTTCTAAAGTCTCAAATGATGCAACTCCACCAGATCTGGGATCAATATCTAGAACGATAAAACCCGATCCCTGACAATAAACACCGATGTTGTTTTCAGAATTACCAGGCCACCATTTTTCAATCGTTCTTGGATCTGTTGATGCTTGAATATTCCACTCACCAATGGCTGGATGCTTTCCAGCATCTTTTGGCTCGGCGTGGGAACCGCCACATGTACATCTTCCGCCTGAATTAATACCGTAACAGGGTAAAAGTCTCCAGCCGTTTGATGAATACCACTGGGCACCGGCTGCTAATTTTTCGGAATGAGTTCTGTCGTTCATTACCTTCCTTATCTATGTCTATGTCGATAAAATACAAGATACACCCAAAACCGACTTGTGTCTAATTACGACACTCCGCCAGAGAGACTAGTGCTTTAAAATCACTGGTTGTGGGGGTAGGCTACAATTATACGAGATGAATATCCACGTTATTCTATTTAGGAAAATTTATGACTCAAGAGCTTATTATAACTGTTGCAGCTATTTTTAGCGGAATTGGTGTAATATTTGGGGGAGTTCTTTCTGTATACAAAATATCAAAGCGCATAGACTCGGCAATTGGATTAGACAGTAATGGTAGAACACTTGCTGAAAGGTTGGAGCGAGTTGAGCACCAGCTTTGGGAAAATGGTGGGACATCTCTAGCAGATCGTGTGAACGTAATTGAAAAACACGCTGTAAAGACTTCGGCAGAAGTAGAGCTCATTAAAAATTTGATCCTGGCCAATGCTGCTAGTTCATCCCCTGTTGTAGAGCTACCAGCTAAAAGAAGAAGAAAAACTACTTCTTAATACATCCGTAACCTTATACCTAATGTTTAGGGTAGGTTTGATACCATTAAAAATGACAAAAGTACGTATCGAAGGGATTAACCAGTGTCATTGTCAGATCGACTAAATTCAGCTACTAATAGCCCTCAATCCCGTAAGTGTAAACTTATGATTATTCTTGATAGCGACTCTCTAACTAAAGAAGACAGAGAAACTTTCTTATCTTTACTTAGTGTTCCTGAAGGCAACCCAAGCCGTTTAACAAACGTTGTGTTGGCTAATGCTTTGAGAGAAGAAGGTTTTGATCTATCAGATAGCGCAGTTGATAGACATCGACGTAATTCATGTAGTTGTAGCCGAACATCGGGAGAATAATGGCACTTTCAGAAAACTTAAAAAAATTAGCAGAGCCTGGTCAAACAGGATCTGATGTAAAAGCTTTGAACACACCAGAAGATTGGCGACCACGTTTAGATCTTGATGATTCTAAAGGTGGTTTTGTTGTATCTAAGCCGCGTCCGGCTGGAGAGATTCCAGATACAGCTGATGTACTTAAAGAATTTGATCTAGACCCGAACTCTTGGACTGTCACATCTCTTCGTAGATCTAGATGGCAGACTTACAGCGGTGAATGGTTGGAGTCTGTTCGAGTAAATGTTGTTCCTTCTGGTCTTGTTGTTGCTGACCACCTAGATGCTGAAGCATTAATTGATGAAATTAAGAAGTGGCGTCCAGAGCGTGGGCTAAAAGCCGGCACTGGAAATGGTGCGTATCTTGTTTCTCCTAGCGATCAGCAGATTGGTAAGAAAGCAAATGGGCAAGGGACTCAGCAGTCAATTGATAGAATTTTACAACTAACTGAGTATTCAGTTGATAGGCTGCTTAGCTTAAGAAAAATGGGTCTCAATCTAGGGACAGTTGTTCTTGCACTTCCTGGAGACCATGTTGAAGGTCTAACAAGTCAGAATGGGCGTTTGCAAGGTCAAGCAGCATCTGACCTAGGTCTAACCGAACAGGTGCGTGTTGCACGTCGTTTATTGATGACTCAAATTAAAACTTTGGCTCCTCTAGCAGAACGCGTTATTGTTCCAGTAATTAATGGAAACCATGATGAGGTAACTCGTCAAGTTGCTGCGGATCCGGCAGACGGCTGGAACGTAGAGATTGCCTCAGCAGTTCAAGATGCTTGTGCAGAGAATCCGGCTCTACAGCACGTAGAGTTTAGATTCCCATCGTCTGGTCATCAAACTTTAACTGTGGATATTAATGGCACAATGCTTGGACTATTTCACGGCCACCAAGCTGGTAGGGACGTTATGAAGTATCTGTCTGGGCAAGCTGCTGGACAAACTGCTTTAGGGCTTGCAGATGTATGGATCTCTGGACACTTCCACAACTTTAAGTGTATGGATGTTGGTCATAGACTTTGGGTGCAGTGTCCTACTACCGATCCTGGATCAGAATGGTTTAGAGATCGTGCTGGTCTTGAATCAAAGCCTGGGCTACTGACAATGGTTCTGGGTGGAGAGTATGAACCACGTGAACATATTAGTGTTTTAGCTGTTAAGCCTTAGTCTTTTTAGCTTTCTTTTTAGCAGCTTTTTCTTGAGCTAGTGCGTGAAATGCGTTTACTGCATTTGCACTTGTACGACTACGCCATTTAAAATTACACTCAAGGCACTCTACTATTCTCATTGTTGTCCAACGGCCACCGCCTGGTTTATCAACAATTGAAGCTTTTAAATATTTTGTATTTGCTGAGCAGTATGGGCAGATCGGGAATCTGCTACGACGCACTTCTGCTCCATCGACGTTCACAGATAAAGTTCTTCTCATTTCATCTTCGTCTCTGCCGCCCCAAATACCCCATATTTGTTTATTTTCAAGGCCCCATTTTAGACAGTCTTTTCTTACAGGACATGAATAACAAATGTTTTTAGCTTTATGTCTGTCTTCGTATTTTGATGAAAAGAATATTTCTATTTCTTGCCTGTACTCTGGTTTAGCGCAAGATGACTCGTTCATCCAGTCTCTGTCGTCTGTGTTATCTAATGACATTAAAGCTCCACGATGGTAATTGGGATGATCTGATCTACGGTATCTCCGTATTCAGTTTCTCCGTTTTCATCGCAGATTGTTAAATAAACTTCTCCATCAATTTCACCGGCATATAAATGAGTGATTTTCCCGCGTTCCACTAAATGAAATGCTTCACTTAGCGAATCTACTGATCCGTCTCTTTGCACAGATGATGCAAGAGCTCTTTTAATTAGGTCATGGGATAAATCGACGTGCTCTTCAGTAAAAAATATGAGGGGCTTGAGTCTACTAACTTCGTAGCCTTCACCAAACCACTCAGACCAAAGTGACTCGCCGGGTCTTTTATCAATCAAAATGTAACCATCCTACAAATAATTATAGATTTTCTTTGTAAGAAGTTACGGATGTTTTTGTATTTAGGCTACTGGCCAGATATATTCATAAGTTTCTGGTCTATAGCCAGGATCTTCTGGCCAACCAAACTGTGAATACCACTCGTAATCTTTGCTCAATAAAGCAAGTCGATGGCTAGCTGCGATCTCTTTGTATTGTGGTTGGTAGCGCATCCACTGAGGATTGAACATGTTTGCTTCATCAATTACCCCAATTTCTAATGCTCGTAAGACGGTTGCTTTAGCTTTGTCGCCGATAGTTGACTTGTAGCCACGACGCTTCCACTCATCTACCATACACTGAATGTAGTAGTGCAAAGCCATTTCGTGGCCACGCCACATGCGCACAGCTGGGTGGTTAGACCAGCCTTTGGAGATGCGATGATTACCTTCTGGATCAAGCTCGAGTAGATTCATAAGAATCTGCCAGCCTTCTAAGGCTTGTTTGTTAAGGCGCTTGTTGTCAAGCACTTTGGCAATGTCTTCAAAGCTG